CAAAGCAGGAATCTGTACAGAATTAAAGATCTTCTGTTCTGCACCACTATCATAATCAACCCTTAAAGAAAGTGTTTCATCTGCTAAATCAGTAATTTGACTATATTTATTAAATCCTCTGGCAATTACAAAACTATCAGCAATCTTTTGAAGTGATAAAGGTGGCTGGTCAATATTGTGAAGAGCCTTTTGTAATTCAGTGGTGTGTAATGGATCATTTCTTTTCTGTCCCTTAGTACCAACAGTCTGTGAATATCTTTCTAAGGGTACAACCCTTGAAGGTATGAGTTCAGTTCCCTTAACAAACTGGTAATTTCTCGCCCCATCTGGCTTACCAGAGAACGAAGAAACTGATAATGATCTAAAATTGGAACTGGGGATTGGCTGACAAAAGACTGCCTTCCCTCTGGTTGCAAGGGTGGGGATCTGAACTTGGACAAGACCTTGTGTATTTACTTGATTAAATCTATGAAGTTCACTGGTCATGTAATCCATGGAAACACCTACATCACCCATTGCTTTTTGAAGCATTCCTTCGACATAGTTTTGGGGTGGAGTAACGACACTGCAAAGCATTTCAATTCCAGAAAGTGTATATGTAGGGGCTGGGATTGTGCGGTCCTTAACATTGGCAGTTGCGGTTGCTGAAAGAACACTAAGTGCTTTTTCTCTATCACTTACTTTATAATAGACTCGGGCATCATCAGTTCCAGCGGGGTCATAAGCACCAGTTGGGACTGGTGTTCCAGTGTTGGCTTGAATAGTAAGTTTAACACCGAGTTTGCCACCAGTAACGAAGAAACCAGCAACAACACCAAGGACTTGTTCTGTGGCTTCATCATAGTTACCACCACCATCTTTCTTCTGAATATAAAGAATATCATCAACAGCAAATGGGTTGTTCTTACCAGTATCATCGGTGGCTATATCAAGAGTGATTGAACCAGTATTCTGAGCAACTGCTCCATCTCTGTTTCCTACACCACCATTGGCAAGATTTGCTGTGGTCTTGTGGGCATCAGCAAGACCCGCTTCTAAACTACCACCAATGAATGGAAGGGTCAAAGCACGATTGGGATCTTCTGTATCAATCTGTAATCTCATACCACCCATGAGTGCATTTGGAATAACTCCGTTCTGGAAAAGACCAGCCCTTAACTGGGTATAGATTTCAATTTTCTTGGCTTCTCTGGGTGTGCCTATTGCTGTACCAACATCAACAGCACCAGTAAGTGACTGAGGAGCAGAATAATAAAGACTTTCGCCAGAGTTGTTTGCATCGGCTTGGACACCTTCAAAAAGTTCTCTTTTATGGGCAATAGATGATTGTTGAGTAAATGGTGAAGTCATACAAACTTGTGAATTATAATCTTCAAGTGATTCTAATGTTGCGGTGTTTCCGCCATCTCTGATAATTACATTCCTAAATAAAGAATGAATACCACCCTTTTTATCTGGTACAATTACACCACGAGCATTTTGTATCTGTAACTCTGCCCTTAAATAAGTTTCCTTGGGGTTGAGAAAATCGACAAATGAAGGGATAAGAATTCTTATCTGGTCAAGTGCTTGAACATCACTGACAACATCTGGTTTCACCGACTGGGATTTTGAAGCAATATAAGTTCCGTTTCCATTGGCTTTGAACATTTTTATTATATAATTAATTAAGAAAATAATTTTTTAAAATTAAAAAAAATAAAAAATTAATATATTGTTTAATATATTAATTTTAATTAAAAATTTAGATAGTTTTTTATTTTTTACTAGACATCAAAGTTAATGCCAAAGTTATCTGCTTTTTCAATTTTTCATCCATGGTAAACTTTTTACCCTTGAACTGAAACTTTTTACCAACTTCATGTCCTTTCAATCTTTCTAATTCACTTTTCTTAAATGTGTAATCTTCTGGAACATCTAATGATTTTTTTAAACCACCTTTTTTGAATTCAACCTTTTCACCACCAAGTTCCACAACTTCCTTTTTCTTTCTAACTGGTGCAGTTGCTTTTCTTACTTTCTTTACTTTTCGCATTGTGCTTGTAGATCCATACATTTTATTATATATAATAATTAGAAAATAATTATTAAATAAATTAAATTAAATCATCATGGATTTTTCATAATACAAATCATCAAAGGTTTGATATATCCAATTTTGTTTTCATCATCTTCTGTGCCATCATCGTGTCCAAACCTAAAACCCTTGTTTGGTTTTCTTAAAAATCTAATTTCAACATTTGGGTTATTATAAAAATAATCGTGAAAATATTTTGTGTGTGTTGATGCTGGTAAAAGAAAAACAAATGTGCCTCTGGTATTATATGCTTTTTCAACAAACTTGCCAATCTTTCCATCAAATAAAGGGTGAATATATCCAACCTCATCAGTCCAATCTTTTGTTAGTGCTGAATTATCAATAGTGTAATATTTATCAACTAAATGATTTTTGTCACTTGCACACATATCACATGTAAAGTCAAACTCTTCACTTAATTTTTCCCAAATGTCTTTTGGTGTTCTTAACCATTTCATTGATTTAGAACAACTAAAAGATAAAGTATTTTTTTCGATATTTCTTGACATTTTTATATATATAATAATAAGAAAATAAAAAAATAATAAAAATTAAAATGCAGATGTTGTAGCAGAGCGGTCCACAGCATTATCAGTTGAAGGAAGTGCCATGGCATATTTTTGGGTAAGTGCTTGGGGTGCTGTAAGTGGAGCAGAAGCCTTTGGTGCTGGTGGTTTCTTATCTGGATGAAATAAATGATAGATACCTTCACCAATTGCCACGAATCCGCTTACAGCGAGTGCTAATTCGCCCACCACGGGGATTGCCCCTAAAACTGCATCAGTAGTCCCTAAACCAGCAAGGGCTTCGCCCCCAGCCTCAGCACCAGCCTCAGCACCTTCTGCACCAGCACTTGCCCCACCAGAAGGTGAAAAGAAGTCTTTTACAGCGGAAAATCCTTTTCTGATGGTTTGTCCTCGTTGGGCAAGACTGCTAAATGCTTTCTGACCAGCCCGTTCAAGTAGACTTGAACCTTCTCCGCCAACTTCACTAAGACCTTCTTGCCCACCCCCAATAAGATTTGGATTTTCATCTTGTGGTGCATCTGGCGGTCTTCTTGTGAATTCACTTCTTAATGTTGGGGCATCTCTTGGTGCTGGTTGAAATGGGTCTGTTGTGTCCCTTGGTGGTGGTCGGCGAAGTGTTGTGGGTTGGGCAACTGGTGCATCTTGTGGCACTAATGAAGTGGGCTGGTCTACTGCATCGTCACCACCTTGAAGTCTTTGCATTCTTTCCCTTTGACCTTGTGCCACAACATCTTCAAATGAAGGTTGTGCTGGTTCTGTTGCTGGTTCTTCTGCTGGTTGGGCATCTTGTTGGGCATTAAATCTTTGTAATTGAGCCAACCTTTTAGTTCGTGGTCCGCCTATCACATCACTAACATCTATATCTTGTGGTGCTAATGGTCTTTCTACTGCGGTGGCTTCTGTGGGTGCTTCTGGTGGTTCTTCTGGTGCATCTGGCACACCATCATCTTCTTGCTGTGCCTCTGTGTGTTGGTGACCATCTGGGATTTGGGTTGGGTCTTTTAGTGTACCATCATCATTATAATATTGGTCATGATCTGCCTCAGTACCAGTAAAATACTTATCACCATCTTCATTGTAAAAATCGACTGGACTATCATCGTCACCAGCAACTGCCCTTGAAACATCACCATCTAATGGTTCTGCATCTTCATCGAAATCGTCATCTAGTTCATCGCCTTGTTCTTTTTCTCTTTGTGCTTTGGTTCTTTCTTTTCTTGCTTTGTATAAATCTCTTAATTTTTTACCACCAGCATAGATTGACTTTGCACCAGCCAATCCAGCAAGTTCTTCACCACCAGCATCACTAACCGCTTTCCATTTATCTTCAAATGCTTTCATTTTTTCATTATATTTATCAGTGATACTATTAGCCATATCATCATAGTTCTCTATCTTTTGCTCTTGCAACTGTGCCAACTTGTCACGAATATTTTGAACTTGGTCTGCATACATTTCATCAGCCATTTTTTAATATATAATAATATTAGAAAATAAATAATAAATACAATATAATCTAAAAATATGATGAATATGGACCATAGTCTGGTTCTGCTGGTTGGTTAAGAATATCTAAATGTTTTTTGGGTATTTTTTTTGAATTCTTTGGCTGATCTTTTTCCATAACATCACTTTGAATATTATCCAAAGATTGCTGTTTTTTCTGTTGCTCTTGAAACTTCTTAAAGTATTTGGCTTCAAGTTCCTTTTCTTTTTTCTCTTCTTCCAATCTTTTTCTTTCTTCTTCTTGTTTTATTTGAAGCATCATGTCACCATATCGATCCATATATCCTAAAAATTGTTCAAATCCGTCTGGTGGTGGTCCTTGGGTTGCTGGAAGTCCCATATCTGTTTTAGAACTTTTATCATCCACTGGTAACGAGGTGGCATATTCTTTTATATCTTGTTTTTTTGTTTCTTCTTCTTCTTTCTTTTTTTGTGCTTTTCGCTCTCTGGCGAGTTTTCTGGCATTAGCAAGGTGGGCTTTTTGTTTTTCACTTACTTGTCGTTTTGCCTTTGGTTTAGGTTGCTCTGCAACTGGTGGTGCGGGTTTTATAGGTGGCTTCCTAATAAATGGATCTGCCTTTAAATCTTCCGTTTCTATAATGTCTAAATCCTCCTTAACTTCTGCTGGTGTCATTGTGATATCTGGAAACATATCCATCTTTTAATATATAATATTATTTAGAAAATAATTTTTAGAATAAAATTTTAAATATATTCTATAATATTTCTATTTTATAGAATAAATCTTAATATCTTAAAAAAGGTAGGTACTTTTTTAGAAAATCGCAAACTTTCCAAAAAAAAATTTAAGCAAAAAAATAATTTTGGTATTTTTTGATTTTTTCAAAAAAGTACCTACCTTTTTTAAGTGATTCAAATATTCAATATAATCTGGTTAGTAGATCAGTATTATTCACTTGTCCCACCATATCTATCTTCATCTTCATCATATCCATCAAAGTCAGTATTTACGGGAACATTGGCAAGTGTTTCGGGTGCTTCATATAGTAGCCTTGTAAAATTCTGATAAGCCTTGGCTGGTTTACCATATAAATCAAGGTAAAGGAATGCATAGGGTTTACTTGTTGCTTCTTTCAGTAAAGATTTAAATTTATTTTGATCACCATATCTTGCACCCATTTCCTCAGCCATCTTTTCAACTTCTCTATTATTAGCATTTTGTGATATAATAGCATAATTTATTGATTGTCTTACAATATTAGGAACAGCCTTATATAATTGTGTACTATAATATAGTAACTTGATATTATGGTGACGATATGATGATGCTATTTTGAACATAAGACTATTTTTCTTGATGTTAGGAAATGCAATAAAATCATCAAAAACGATTGCAATATTTGGTCTTTGTGGTTTTGGAATCTGATCTTGATAGTCAATAATAGTTTGCAAATGCTTATCACTATATTCACTATATATCGTTTCGCCGTATTGGTCCAGTAAAAATCTGGCAGTCGCATCCCCATTAGTTATAGTAGAACTATATATATAAATTGCATCAAGTTTTCCCATCAAGAAATTAGGGTTTTGAAAATAGTTACAAATTCTGGTTGTCTTACCTTGTCTTGGTGAAGCAATATCCAGAACACAAGATCCACCATTTATATCAAAAAAGTTAGGATGGTGATCTATCTTTTTTTCGATAAGTGGTTGTTTGATTGGTAAAATTGTTAAATCTTCTTCGTCCATTTTTTATTATATAATATAATTAGATAATAAAAAAAACATTAATCTTCGTCAAAATCTTTTGTTTCCACGGCTGGGTGTGGTTTTTCATCATACTCACCAACTTGGCAACTTGATCCAGAACAACATCTAAATTTGCACTTAATTGCCTTAATTATCCTCACGATTAAACTTGGTCTGGTTAATATTTCCTCACTAATTGTTTCCATTTTTATATATTAAAATATTAGATTTTATTTTTCTTTCTGCCTATTGCTCGTACCATATTTAAATTTGGCTTAATTCTATCAAGGTAATCTTGTTCAAGATTTCTTAATAATATTTTATCGTATATACCATCAATCTCTTCAATTATTGTGCAATATGGTCTAATATCAAATATTTCATGTTCAATGCAATATTTATATAATTTTGTCTTATTATGTCTGGATTGTTTTTTGTGTTGATTATGTGCAAAACAGCGAACTTTATAGTTCTTTGTAGATCCAATATAAATGTTACCTTCGTGTTCAAATTTATATATAATCATTTTATATATAATTATAAATAGAAAAAAATTTAGTTTTATTCTAAAAAAAATCTATATGTTTTTTTATGTTCTTTCTTTGGCAAATGCCTTTTGTCCCTTTCTCTTGCCAGTTTTTAGTTTATCGCCCTTTTTAGTGGTAAAGTCCATGGTATCACCCCTACCTTCTTTCTTTTCCTTTTTCACTCTTGAAATATTGACAGCACCCTTTGTGCCTTTTCTTTTTCTGTACTCTGGACCAGCCTTTTTAAGGGCTTCTTTATAAGACATATCATTATCTTTTGCATACTTCTTAACGAAATCAACCCATTCACTCATTTTGATTATATATTAAAAAGAGAAAAAAATTTTATAATAAAAAATATTATCTATTATTATATATATAAAATGCCAAGTCATTATGGAGATATGAAAAGTGAAAAATCTGCTTCAAGAAAGAAAATGTCTATGGGTGACATGAAAAAATTAAGTGATACTGAATATTACAAAGAACACAAAAAACACCATACAGACAAACACATTAAAGCCATGAAAGAACTTCAAAGAATGGGTGTAGACAGACAGAAAGCCCACATGTTCGTGCAAAAATATATGGGGAAATAAATATATATATTATCTAATTATAATATATATAAAATGAAAAAGATCGGTAAATATACTTATGAAAAATCAACCAGAAAAGATAAAAAATTAATGACAGTTGTTGATGGAAAAAAGGTCCATTTCGGCAACCCCAACCCACCAGCCAACGAACATTTCAAAGATAAGACGGGTATCTGGTCAAAATTGGATCATGGCGATCCAAAAAGAAGAAAAAATTATTTAACAAGAACTGCTGGGATAAAAGATAAACAAGGTAGATTGACAAAAGATTTGCCTTCAAGCCCAAATTACCATGCCAGAAGGGTGTTATGGTAATTATTCATTTATAATAAATATTTCTTCCAGTCCTTCAATAATTTGAATCAATTTATCTTTATCATCGATATAGTTTCCAAGAAATGTCATCAAACTCATAATATCATCTCTACTTAATTTATCAATCATTTATTATATATTGATAAATTATTTTTTAGAATATTTTTCTTGCATGTCAACAGAGTGACCCATTTTCTTAGCATCTTGTGCCTTCTCATCAAGTTTTTCTTTTGGATATTTTTCACTTATAAATATATGTCTTAACATATTAACACTAATATTTTTACCAGTTGGTTCAAATACTTTTTTTATTTCTTTTCCAAGTCCGTTTGCACTCATTGGCTTTCCTTGTGAATTTAGAAGTAAACTATCGGTCTTATTATATTTCAACCATATATTCAAAACACTATTTAGTTTCTTACCAACTTTGACTTGGTTTTCCCCATATTTACCAGAAGTTTTATATTCATTAAAACTAAAAAATTTATTATTTCTTGAAACAACAACTAAATAATTGTTTTCTTTTCTTTCTTCTTCATCTAATTTATCATATTCACTTTTTGAAATAATTTCCATTGGTGAATAGTCGAGTCTAGTTGGGGGATTCTCTTCATTTAAAAAAAGATTGGCAATAACCCATTTTTGCATTAATGCCATTTGTTTTTTATTTAGATCTTCTTTACTAAAAAGTTCTCTTTCCTTAATGTCACGAAGATACATTGCCATAACTTTTTTTAATTCTTTCATAGAAGCCCAATTCTTTTTTTGACTTTCACTTTTCTCCCCATTTTCAACATCTTCAATATATTTATTATGGGTATCATCCAATATTTTTCTGTACTCTGAAATTAAGTCATCATATTTTCCCTTCGTATTCATAGCATCTAAACTAACAATTATTGATGCTAAATAATTTTTTTGTGTTGACAATTTTAATCCAGATAAAAATTCTTTTACTTCATCTGTATCTTTCAAAAAATCAAGATTTTTGAATTCACCATCACCTTCGGTGGCTCTGTGTAGTTTTGAAATACTTATCACATAAGCATTCAAACTATTAGGTTTAATATTTCTTTTTTCATCAATTGCTTTTTTTAATGTTTCCATTTTATTTATATATTATATTTAGAATAAAATTTTAAATATTTATTCTATATTTAAAATTAATTATTTACAACAACATTTGCAAATGCAACACATAAGAAGACAGCCAAGACCTAAGCCAACACTAAACATGATTAGTGAAGTATCATCGAAATAATCATCAATAAATTCATTCATTTTATATGTTAATTAAATAGAAAAAAATTAAATTGCATGTTGAACAATTCTGGCAGTTACTGATATATTACTGCCACTGTTATCCATATGATTATAAATAACTCGCATATATCTTGCCCTTGGTTTCATAGGTGTTAAGCCAGAAACTTCATAGATATATAATCCCCTTGAAACACCTTGAATATCACTTGATAAAGCCCATATGGAAGATGCCCCAGTGTGGTCAGTGAAGAAAGTTGAGCCATCGTGTGAAAATTCAAGTTGGGCATTAATATCTGCTTGTGCATCGGCACTTGTGGTCACAAGGGTGACTGAAACTTCTTTTGTGCTTTGTAAATCAATATTAGCACCTTCTGTTATTCTCTGTGTATCACCCCCAGTTGGGACAAGAACATTTGTGGTCTGCTGATCAAATGTGTGAGTTTTTGCTGGTTGTGAAACAATATCCACTTGAACTTCACTTCCACTAACACAACCTTCTAATGTTTCCACAGCCCCTTCAATCTCACTAAGGTGAGTTATCATTGTGGATTGGTTTGCGGAAGAAGCATCACCGCCACCACCACCACTGGAAGAAACTTGCAAAACACCAGAAGCATCACATTTCAAAAATGTTTCGGTAGAAGCATCACCAATAGTTTGTCTTGCTCTTAATCCCACAGCAACTGAATTTGTTGGGTCATTTTGGGTACCACTATTCAAAGAATCTGCTGGGGCAACATTTATTGTGTTAACAACTTGGGTTAAAACATTACCAGTGGCATCTGTATGCAAGTGGGTGTGTGTACCAGTCCCGTCAGCCTCTGTATTTCCCATAGCAGAAGTTTTAAGCCTACCAGAACCATCAACAAGTAAGGCACGACCTTTCCCACCGCTTCTATCATAACCTAATGCAACACTTTTGTGAGAACTTGAACCATCCCCGACTTGATCTAAATTATTAATATCTGAAACAGAAGCATTGAATAAAGAAGTCAAATCACTAATAGTGGCACTATTTACATCAACACTTTGCCTACCAGATGCATCAACAAGTAATGCCCTTGCTTGACCACCAGTTCTATCATAACCTAGTGCAACAGAAGTGTGATTTTCTGAACCATCACCAATGCCACCAGTATTATTGATTCCCCTAACAGATGCATTTTTTATTTCACTTAAATGCTGGGCAGATGTCTTACTTTCGTGAGTATCAAAACTGGAAATAGATGCTGGTAGACCATCCAATTTTGACTTTACTTCTTCAAGTTTAGTATTTGTAATTTGTTGGAAGTTACTCATTTTTATTATATAATAATATTAGAAAAAATTTTATTATATAATTATATATAATAAAATGTTAAAACATTTATCCCAGTTAGATGAATTAGCAGAAGTCCATAAAGCAAGTACACCTATGTTTTCGAAAGAATTTGAAGCCAAGACAAAGAAAGAAGTTCTTGAAAAGGATAAGATGATAAATCCTAAACAGATCTTTGAAAAGACTCCTAAAAATACTAAGGGTCGTGCAAAATACAGAAGTTCAAATGTTGATAGTAATAAACCAAAACCAGCAATCCTTGAAGGTAAATTTTAATTATCTTCTTCACTACTATATTCTTCATAATTTAATTCATTATATTCTTCAATACTATTGTAGTTATTTAGAAACCACTCAATCCAAATATATACATTATGAAAATTTAGACTTTTATTTAATTCAAATTCTAATGCTTCCACATATACATGAAAAGCAAAATCATTTATAACTTCCATATCAAATTCGCTACGAAACATTTGTGCAATATGACATTTGTTAAGTTGAATTTGACAATAGCCACAGCGAATGTCTGCATTATAGGGCATTTTCCCTTATAAATATATCAATTAAAAAATCATTTTTACATTTCAATTTTCTGGGAAAAAGGTAGGTACTTTTATTGAAAATCCTAAAAATACCAATATAATGATTATTGAAAAAATATATTTTGGAAAGTTTTGATTTTTTTCAAAAAGTACCTACCTTTTTAAATGTTCATTAAAATGTTTAAGTAAATTGTTATTTTTCTATTCAATTTGAAATTAATAAAAAAATTGATTTCAAAATGTTCACAATCTTTACTAAATTTTATTTTTTTATTTTTAAAAAATTGATTTTAAAAATCTCCAACTATATTTTATAATTGTTTAAAAAAAATTGATTTAAAAAAAAAATAATATCTAAGTATATTATAAATATGGATACTATGAGTTTTACTGAGCAAATAAATGCTGAAAATGCAAAATACCTTCTTTCACTGAACAAAGATCAGTGGAAAACACTTCTGAATGCTAGTGATAGTGATGGCTGGAATGGAGAAACTATTTATTCCAATATGGATGTTTATATTAAGGAATGCCAGAAATGGTTGAAAGTTGCTGTTAAGGATATGGAACTTCATGGCAAAACAAAAACTGAATATAAGTACTCTTCTACTTTGGTTGATTGTGGAAGAATTTATGTAAAGGGCTTCGGGGTGCAGAGGCTTACCAGAGAATTAAGGGGTTTCCTATTGGCTGACACTGGTGTTGTAGACCTTGATATAAAAAATTGTCATCCATGTGTGCTTTTGAGTATTATTAAGAATAATTATCCAGAATTGGATGTTAAAAAACATTTCAAATATCTTAGGGATTATGTCAAGCACAGAAATAAGTGGCTTACAGAATATAATTGTAGCAAGGTTGAGATTCTTAAAGCAATGAATAGTGCTTGGAAGTACAAAACCGAAAACCAATATCTTGCAAAGTTAGATAGTGACTTTAAGGCAGTTCAAACACTTCTATGGAATACTCTTGAAGAAAGAATCGAAATACCAACAACTATTCTTGCCAGAAAGGCAGATTTTAAGAAAAACAAAGAAGGAAGATTTTTGAATGTTATTCTTACATATTATGAAAACAAAATTTTGCAAGAAGTTATTAGCCAAGATTTTATGAAACTTCATAATACTTCTATTGTTCAGACACCTATGTTTGATGGTTTTACAATTCAAGCACAATATGAAAATCATGCAACTGAAATTGTTGAGGCTTTGAATGATCATACAGAACCACTTGGTATCAAGTGGGTTGTTAAGGCTCACGATGAAACCATAATCAAAGATGAAGGTGTTGACATTACATTTGCATCATCATTGACTTATGAAGAATGCAAAGATAAATTTGAAGAAAATCACTTCATTATTGAAAACCCATTGATGTTTGGTAAACTTTATACACTTAATGGTGAAGAAAAATATCAGTTTTATGGAAAAGAAAAATTTAGGGACTTAGTGAAACCAGTTAAGTTTTTCAATCCAGAAAGTTCAAATGATGTTGAATTCTTCCCATATTGGCTGGAAGATGCAAACAGATTGAGTTACAAAGAAATTAAGTTTCTTCCTAGATTTGAACACAATGATGAATTATTTAATAGTTTCAAAGGTTTTACTTATGAGAATGAAAAGGTAACTTATGATGAAGATCCAGAAGTGGTCAAAGTGTTTAAAGAACATTTGGGATTTTTGTCAAACTATGAAGAGCAAACAGTAGATTATCTTCTAAAATATATTGCACACCTTCTTCAAAAGCCTTGGGAAGTACCAAAAACTGCGATCATTTTTAAATCCAAGCAAGGGTTTGGTAAAGATTCTATTGTTGATTTTATCCAGACACTTATTGGCAAACAGTATATTTTGAGAACCGCAGAAATGGACGATATTTTCGGCACATATAATGTTGGTATTAGGGATAAACTTGTTTTGCAGTTGAATGAAGTTGAAGGAAAAGATGGTTTTAGTAATAAAGAAAAGATCAAGAACTTTATTACAGAAGAACACACTATTATTAGGGAAAAATACATTTCCCAATATGATCAAACTAATTATATGAGATTAATCATTCTATCAAACAATATTAATCCTATTGAGATTACACATGATGATAGAAGATTTATTGTTGTCAAAGCCCATCATAAGAAACCAACAAAAGCATATTTTGATAGATTGCATGATGAATTTAGAAAGAACGATCAGCACATGCAAATCCTATACAATTATCTTATGTCAATTGATATTAGCAAATTTAGTCCAAGTGGTGACAGACCAATCACTGAGGCTTATAAGACAATGCAAGAACATAATCAAAACCCAATCTATAAGTTTCTTTGGAATAACTTTGTAAATGAAGGGTACAAAGAAACATTTGATGATGAACAATGTAAGAAGAGAAAAAACCAAGACCAAATCTTTGTGCAATCATCAATATTTTATTATCGTTATAAAGATTATCTTTCCCTTGAAAATATGGGCTATGTTGCACCAACATTCAAAATTGTCAAAACCATTCTTGCAGATATTGGAATCACCAAACAACAAAAGAAAATAAATGGTCACAATAATGACTATTATGTTATTGATATCGATGAACTTAGAGATCAACTATCAACATATAACTTAGATGAACAAATAGAGGAATATAATGATGATGATTTTGAATAAAATTAAATTTGTTTAAATAAAATAGATTTAAAAAAAAATTTATCTAACTTTATAATAAAAGATGAGAAAAAACCCAAACTGCACAAACTACCATTATAGAAGTGAAACAACACATGATAATGGTCATGTTGAAATTAAATATTATTATACATTGCAAGATATTTGCGATGAATACAAAACTAGTACCTTTACAATATATAGAATGATTAAAAATGAAATCAAGCCAAGATCTAATCTATTGCACAATGTAAAATTTTTCAAAGATTATCAACCAGCCTATGTAATGGTAAAGAATGATTTATGTTGTTAATTTTTATTTTTTTAATTTATATTTAATTATTTAATAATAATTAAATATTCATTTTCCTTTTCTAATCCCACATTCTTTGCAAGGTGGATACCAATAATCTTCCCAAGCATCACAAAGACACCAATATAAATATTTAATATGTTTAATTATACTATGACACTCAACTCGGTGCATTTTATAATATAAGTAAATATTTTTTTATCATTATATATAAATGGATAAAACTAAAACACCAAAAAAGAAAAATACATTTTTTGAAGACTACGATTTGTATTCGGATGCCGATCCGACATCAACTATTAGAATTAAGTATACTACTGAAAAAGATGTTATAAATACAATTAATAAATTAGAAAGATTATACAAATCTGGAAAAATTACACATTCCAGAAATTCACAAATTGCAAATGTAATGACACAAAGATTAAGAGTAATTGACCCCAAAGATAAGCGGTTAAAAATATCAAAACAATTTTTTGAATTTTTAAAATCAAGAACTAAAATTAAAGATGATAAAGATAGGAAAAAATTAAAATTTAAATTATGAGCCAGTTAAATACATTTCTTTTGAAAGAATCTGTCCAGTTTGAACTGCACTTGAAAGCCCAAGGGCAAGTTGTTCAAATCTTTGGTCGGCTCGTTGTTCGGCAACTTTCATTGGATCTGCTCTAAACTTAATTTGGCATACAGTATCTGGTCGTAAATCACTAGCAAGGTTACCCGCTGGTTCTCTTACTTCACAAGTAAGTTCATTTAAGTACATATCATGTCCGTTATTAATATCTATCCAATTTTCAAAGGGTGAAACATATACTAATGATCCATTGGTGTTTTCACCTCGCTGTTCGAATTCTTCCCTTGGTAACACTGCAATATTCTTGCCTTCACCAGATAAATTCTTTCCCGCTCCTTGATCAATACCATTAAATGACTTGACACCAGCAAGTTCTGGAATACTTATATTAATAATACTATCTTTTGCAATTCTCTGTGTGGCTTGACCAGAAGAAAACACTTGCTGACCAGTTGATGAAGTACCAACAATTATATTTTGTACAGCACCAATTGTTGTTCCTATTGTTCCAGAAAACTGACCATTTCTTAAATTTGCTGGTGAACCACTATTCGAAGCAACATCTGCTGGTGTTAGTTGCCTCAAAAATAATATGGCTTGTCTAGATAAATCAGCACCAACAACTGTACCATTTGTAAGTGACTGTTCTGCATCTGGCTGTTCTGCATAGAATTGTTGAATAATATCATCACTATTTTTGAACTGAGAACCATCTGCAACATTAACAGCAGTTAATGGTCTATCATTAGGATTCAATATGGTTCTAAAACCAAATGCTGTATTGGTTATACTATCAATGTTGGGTGTAGATGAACCACCAGTTGTTGAAAGAACTGGACCAGCCCCGCCACCATTAAGTGTGATGGTTATTCCATCAGTTAAGTTATTGAATGTTGCTGTTCCATTTCCAGCGAATGGTGTATCTGTTGTGGACATATCAAATATGAATGGATTTTGACCAACACCTATTCTTTCCTTTAAATAATATTCAGTTGGTCCAGCATCTGGAATGGCAATCTTAAATGTATATCCGTTAGCACCAGCATAATCTGTTATAGTTGCTGGATTGTTTCCAGCATCATCTTCATATGCTAGACCAACGGTTGCCAAGTCTGGTGGACCAATTCTGCTTGGTTTTTCAAGAAATGTAAAAGTGGGAATGAAAGGTGCTTTTTTAGTAATCATGACATTTTGAACCCTTGCATTTGAGCCAGTCGCAAGTAAATCATTGAATTCTGCTTTATCACTTACCCATATAGTAGAAGGGAAAGTTTCTGCACCAACATTGAATGTTGTGCAAAATGGATTGCCTCGGCTATCATTACCCATACCACCATCTGCTATATCAGTATATCCACCACCCGTTTGGTCATCAATCTGTAACTGGCAAATAACTCTTCTGTTTGCTCCTCTGGTTGTATATTTTAATCTAAATCTGATCATTGGTAAAATAGTTACATCATTTCCTAATGTAGTAAGAACAAGGGTTTTGAATGCTGATGTTGGAATAGTTCTGCATAATCTTTGTGAAGCATATCCAGCCGAACCAACAAGTCTACCAGAGTTAATTTTTATCGAACTTATTTCAAGACCAGATGAAGTTGCTTTTATAGCAACATCTTGAAGGTCTGCATTAAAGACCAAGTTAGGATTTTCATTGATACGACTTGCAATTTCTGTTCTACACATTCCTAAAACAACATCATCAAATCCAAAGTTTTCAACTGCATCTGGATCAGTTTCTTCATAATTTGCACCACTGAAATAAAGATCACTTACTTCAACTGAACCATTATCTGTTAAAACACCCTTTGGCATTTGCATAACTAGTGATGGTTTGGTATCACCATTAACTTCTGATTCACCACTATCAGTAAGAGCAACTTTATGTGTACTAATTTCTAAGTCATTTGCGACTTGGCTCATATCAGCATCGGGGGTGTCTACTTCGGCTGGTGTGGGAAGTGAACTATATGAAATTTGGAAACTTTCTAAGGTAGGTGGTGAAGTTGTGTCATCTTCTGGTGTGAATGTGACAGACCATTCATAATGTTGCTGTTGAAGAACTGCATTCATCTGGGTCTGTAAGGCTGTTGCCAAATCAGCACCACTATATTGCCCAAGTGGGACACGAACTTGTCTAATACCATCAAATATTGTATTACCTATACAGAATAACAAAAGATTATTTGAACTGGTAATGTTGTACACATGGGTATCACGAAAGTGAAGAAATTTCAAAAGGCATACTTGACTATATGGATGCAAACGGATTGATTGGGGAAAGTGGCAACTGAAAAAGTTAGGCTGTTGTCCATTACTATTTAAAGTTACTAACGACATTTTATATATAATAATTATAGAAAAAAAAATTTAATCTAATTTTCTTAAATATTTATCTAATTAAGAAAATTAAAATGTATAATATATTATATAATAAAATGACTAATGGAAGATCGGTAAACAAAACACATTATCATTATAAAATTTTTAATAGGGAAACCAACGAAACCAAATACTATAAAACATTGAATCATATTACTGATGAATATGGAATTTCTAGATCTAATATTTATTTGATGTGTAAGAACCCCGAAGATGTAAGTCGTAGAAAATATGACCATTTACATATTGAAAAAATACATTTGCATTATTTAGTGGTTGAACAAGGTATCGATCCAAATCACATTATTTAGCAAATGGCATTAAATAGTTTATTTATTAATTTTATCAAATCTTTATCTTTGAATTTTTCAGCCATAATATATTGGAAAACTGTTTCAATAAATTCATCTGTGTGTTCAAAATGATTTGGTTCTTTATCTGCCAAAATACATTCTTCTAATTGTAACTTGTCTTTTAATTCTTGTAAAGTAATTTCTTTATCAAATGTGATGCAGTCACAATCATTTAAATTTAAGCCATGACTATTATAGTTATAAACTAATTTAAAACATTGTAACCATTTATTTTTTGTTGCTTCATCAAATCTTATTTTCTGCTGATCAAGAACTTTCTTTATAAGTTCTTTAAATGCTTGTATTCCTCTGAGTGAAGTCTGCTTCAATCTTGGAATTGAAGACTTATAAATAAAGTCTTCTTTATTTTCTCTTATTAATTTTACAAGTTCGTAAATATCTTGGAATCTATCTTTATGTGCCATATTCGCACTTTCCTTAATTGAAAGGTAAAACATTTTTAATTATATATTATATTTATATATTTATTTTTATAAATATAATTTATTTTTTCTGTCTATCTTCCATTAGGCATTCGGCTGTCGCCCTCATAACTTCAACCAACATTTCCTTGGTTGTATCTTCATCTATCCCTTTCTTTTCACATTCAGTTGCAAACCCTTTTGCAACACTAAATATTTTAGATTGTTCGGCTTTGGTCAACTTAATATCCATTTTATATATTATATAATTATATAATAATATTCGCAAATACACAATAGACAAAATAAGATATAAAGGATTATATACTTTTATGCTACTTTTAATACACAATATAATAAAACTACTTAAAACAAGAATAAAAATTAATTTTTATGATACTTTTATATGCTTTTATATAATAACTATATAAAAGTGGAATAAAACTAACATAATGGGTATTTAAGGCATATCGCCATCACCGATTTTTTTCTTTTTTGTTGATTTTTTACTATCGGTTGGCTGGGGTGGAAGTTCAAATTCTGGCAGAGCCATCGGCTTTGTAATTTTATAGATCACAGAATTGTGGGGTTGAAGTCTTGGTCGGCTTCCATCGGGCAATCTTATTTCAGTCTTTATCTCAGTCAATGTAAACGACTTAGTACATGTATAGTTGAAAGATTGTTCAAGAGAATAAAAGAAATCCCCGTTGTTATAGTTTCTGGTAATGTAACCAACACAAGGAAGTTTTGATTTGCCATCGAGTCCACCATAATACTGGGTATCTGTTCCACCTTGGATGATACTTGAATAAACAAGTAAGTATGGATAATCTAATTTAGTTGGTAGATCTTGTGCAGTCAAACTTGCTTGAACTACTGCGGGTCTTGCTGGTAAACCCATATTAGTACCTATACCATATAAAGGCATATCTTGCTGATTCGTTTCTGTGGGCTGATATTCTGGACTATCGATAACAGCACCAGTTGTCATTGGGCTAAGGACCTCATCAAGTCTATTCAAATAAGTTTGAAAGTTTTGATTTTGGATATTAGTTAAGAAAACAACTGGATCTTTATAGTTTGCAAAAACAGAACCATATTCTGGTAATAACTGACCAATCTTAAATCCCATCTTTCCTAGAAGTGTACCATCAAGTATATCTGATGGAAATTTAGTTGGGGCTGTTATACCAGTTGCTGTTGAATATGCTCCACCGAAAGTTCCAGTCTTATTCAAAGATACTATATTTCCTAATTCGTCCAAAAGATTAATTGATATTATTCCTAAGCCCGAATAACTGTCTACAAATCGTGTAGTCATTTGACGAACTTGTGGTGCAAATGTTCCATCTATTGTTGAAGCAATTTGACCAGTTGTATTACAATTGTAACATTGCTGTTCGGGGTTACCAGTTGCTTCAAGATCAAATTGGTCGTCTGTTGGAAGACCATTTCCAATTGTCATGGGTGTGTTTAATCCTTTGAATTCAAATCGTGATAATGCTGGATTGAAGTTTACTGTTGGGTTAACTGCCCCCATAAAGGCAACTTGATTGTATGCATTGGCTTGTGCAAGATTATTTATATCAGCATAATTAGTATTGTAGAATAATGCTTGTGGGTTTCTGATTGGTGATGGGTCATAACCAAAACAACAACCATAAGGCATACTTGCTTTATCAATTCTCCATTTTTGAATAGTCCCCGCAAGGGTATCATTATCAATGTTACCATTACCTAATTCATATCTTGAATAAAATCCAATATATGGTCTATTATCTCCGTTGGGGTTGAAATCAATATTTGGGGTAGTTGGTGGAAATATTGGAATAACTGCCAAGTCATATTTCTCTGCTAATTTAATTAAATCAGTGGTTTGGTAAGTTATTCCATTAGTTGGCTCTGTGTACGAATTAATAAAATGGTCCGTAATAACATTAGCATTTTCATAATAATTTTGGTCAACAGAACCAGCACCAGAAACTTTTTCCCAATATTCTAAAAATATACTATCAACACCCGCTTGTGCATCTTCTGGTTGAAAATATAAAGTAGGGTCAAATCTACTTCTAACAATTAATTGTGATAATTGTCCACCATCATTATCTTTTAATTGGTCATCATAAATTCTTGACCTAAATGGAATATTACCTTTTGCCCCAGTTATATTCACAGCATCAAATCCATTTGGACTTCCGCCAGTGTTGCTCCATCTTTCAACTGGTTGCTTAATTCTGGATCTTGTTCCAACACTAGCACCATTAGTTAGTGGATATGCATCACTTACCCCATATCTTGCCAAATCCATATTAACAGCCAATTTTGTTGTGTCAAGTGGTGTTTTATATTTTTGTGTTAAGTCATCATAATATTCTTCACATTGTCTAAATCCTTCCGCAATTGCTTTTAATGTTTCTTCACGATAATAAATATTTGTTAAAAGAATACCATTCTGTTTTAATTTGGCAAATTGATGTCCAGAATCATCTGTTTCAAAATCTAAATCCATCATGATTGAAGAAAATTGACCAAGATTTCCAATTTCTTGATTAGCAAAATTACCTATACCACCTACTTGATTGAATCCAGTATTTATTTCATTTGTTATTACTGAATTGGTAAGTCCATATTCCCATTGATTAAATTTATATAATCCTTTTAATTTGTATGGATCTAAATACCCAATTTTATTGTAATATAATTGACGAAGAGCAAAAAAGGATTTTTGATTTGCATTAGTTATAGGTGTAACATTTCCATTACCATTCGAAGGCATTGCTTTATAACATGGTGTTTCAACTAATGGTGGTTTAACAGTTACAGAAGCATCTTGGGCATTTACACTTAAAACTGTATATTGATCATAATTAATATAATCTAAGTTATCACTTGGTTTCACAATCTTGCCTTTTTGCATTTGCTCTGTAAGTATAGCCCCAACATTGTCTGGTGTGTTTAGACCAACTGGAACTTCCAAATTAACAGTTGTACTTCTTATATTAAAATCTGGGAATATATCTGATTTGTTTCCAAATGAATTTGATGCGGGGTCATCTGTTGGAATTCCATTATAAGCAATTTGATAAGGTCCAGTAAAATGATTTGAAGGAAAATAATATTTTTTGCCACTTGGACCAATATTTACCCTTGATGTAAATTGGTTATTGTGAAATGATAAAATTTTGAATGCTTGAAAGGGACTACCATCTGGATTTGAACCACCATCACTTGCATTTCCTATTTCATATTCATCAATTTCATAATCACTACCAGCAGTGTGAATTTCAATCTTTGAAGGAATACCATTTTTATTAACTTCGTTAATCACTTCTAATACTTTAATAACCATACCTTCCCCACCTTGTCCTTCTACTTCTGGCACATTGTATAAACCACCAACCCTATATCCAAAACCAATTTTAGTTGAGGCAACTGATAATTTTATTGCTGTTACTAACTGAGTTTGTGGAAACATTCTTTCATTGCTATATAATCCAGTATTGGATGATTGTGGCAAAAACGGCTGAATGTTTGCTTGAAGATCCAAAGCATATTCCCCAATCATACTATTTCTTACTTGATATTGAAGTGTTGTTGGAAATGTAGCAGACCCTAGGGTAAAATATCTATGTGAGGGGTTTGCTCCCGCCCCATTTGATATTGGTCCTAATGATAATTCATTAAGTTTAAGTGGTAATTTTACTAAATTAGTACCAGAATCACAAACATAAAAGCCAAATTCAATTTGACATTGATTATCTAAATATCCATTTTTATTTTCTTTCTGTAAAAATTCGATAGTTGTATCACTAGCACCAACTGTGTTTATTGCAGAACTTTCACAAGTAATAACATCACCAACATTACAAACTATGCCATAACTATTAACATTATTGGTCCATTCATTTTTAAAAATATCTTCTTCTTCATCTATATTTTTATAGTTGGTGTTTGCTCTTAATCTGTTGCATTCTAACATGATATATTTATTTGCCATTTTTAGTATATAATAATATTAGATATTATAATTTTATTATAATTATAATATACAATATGAAAAGTAAAAAAATTAAATATTTAATAGGTAGGTACTTTTTTTGAATATCCTAAAAAGTCCACAAATATCTTTTTCATAAATGATTATTTTGGAATTTTTTGATTTTTTCAAATAAGTACCTACCTTTTTAAGGTTTCTTAAACTTCAAACCTTTTGCAAGATCTTTATCAAAATCCAGTCTATTGCCTAATGATTTATAATAGAAAGCAACTAATCTGGCATAAGCCCACTGCTCTGGTGATTTCACACTGGACCGACTACCAGCAGTGGCAAAAGCCCCCTTTCCTCGCTTGAAGACTTCTTTTTGGACAGATAATGGTATTCCCGTTTTTTTGGCAAACTCTGCCGTTAAGGGTTTCACATCTGGAAAATCCCTTTTAAATCGTGCGGTAAATCCACTCTGTCGTGTTTGTTTTGTAGTCGGTCGTTTTTTTGCTTCCTCAAATGCTTCTTTTTTTTTACCTTCTTTGAATAACTTTTTAGTTTTTTCTATATTCTTCTTCTTTTCTTTTTTCTCTTTCTCACTTAGCCCTTTTAAATATTTTTTTGGCACATTACTCATTTTACTATATTAATTAATTAGAAATTAAATTATGCTGAAATTGTGATTTCGCCTTGTTTGAGATTAAAGACCCTTTCTACACCCGTATATATTCTCATCTGTCTGGCTGATGACTGGTGCAAAACTGTTTTATTTGTTGGGTCATCGGTTGTGCTATCTCGTTGTCTTGAATAAGTTTTCTGGATTAAAATCGGTTTAACCCCGACTTTTACCCCGTTGCCCAAAAAGTTGAATCCGCTTGTTGTTGCATCATAACCAACATAGGATGATGTAGATCTAATATCATTAGTTAAATCACTACCATTTGCGGGTGGTAACTGATGTCCTTCAACTTTACCAATGTATACTGAATTCTGGTTAAGACCTTGGGTTGGAACATTCTGTTTATCACTATCACTATCAAATGAAAATAACTGACTTGGCATCATAAGTGCCTTGCCCATAGGCTGAGCAAGTTCGGTGTATTTTCTTGGTGGTGCTTGGACATCTCTGTCGTAAATTCTCTGGTCATTTATTCTAAAATTGTAAGAAGTTGGAATGATAAGGTCTGTTGAAATATAATCACCTAAAAGGACTGATGAATGGTCCAAAGCCTTTTCTGCAACCATAATATTTCTTACAGTTCTGCCAGAAACAGCAATCTGTCTTTCAATCTTCTGAGGTGTAACAGTTCCAGCAGTTGGAGCAAGGGCTGGGACATCGGCAAAAGTTGTGATAAGATCTTCATAAAGAACTGAAAGACCATCAGCACTCATACTTTGCTGGGTAACTTCATCCATCTTAGCATCTGTATAATATAAATGATCACTAATAAATTTAACATTAGATGTCGAAACAGTTACTGCTGGGGAAGCAGTTGAGCCTTGTTTACGACAGCAAATTTTTCCAATATCGGCAGTAACTAACTGCTGGTTGAATGTGATTTCAATGTATACATGTTCTTTCATTGCTAATAAAGGTAATTGTCTACTTCTCATCATAGGAATAAGTGTTGAAAGTGGAATTGAAAAAAGTGGTGTTGTGGAATCATCTGTGGTTGGTCTAATAAATTCGGGAACAAGACTTTCAGTATCGGCTGGTGTACCAGCATCAACAGTTGTTTCTAAATCTCTATAACCAATTCTTCCACTTTCTACTTCTGCAAATCTATCTCCAATAGCACCACTCTTAACCATATCAACAAAGGCACGATGTTCTGGGCTTTCAAATTGTCTAGTCATAGTAGTGTAGTGGGCATAATCATCATTTGATGCTAAAACTTTGCCACCAACTTTGAGTTTGCAAGATTTAATAAGTCCGTGAATTCCAGTGTTGAGTGGGAAAAATAAATCTGGACTTCCAGTAACACCTAACTGAATCATCGAACCACCATCTAAAATACCAGTTTTAGGGATCTGGAAAACGGCTTGGCTCTGAGTAATGGTGATAGGGTCAAGAACTTCTGTTTTGATACTCATAGTTTCAATATCCTTGATTGTGGCAACTTGTAAGACACTTGGCAATTGTGAATTTGTAGCACTCATTTTTAATATATAATAATATTAGAAAAAAATTATTTTATTTAATATAATTTTTGTTATATTAAATTAAATTTTAAAGAGAATTCTTAAATATAAATTTTAGGATTGGACCATTATGCCAGTTGGGGAATACATAAGTGTGTTCTTAGAAAGAACATAGGTATAGACTGCATTTGGTGATTTTCCATCAAGGGTTGATTGAATTCTAGTGGCATAAGATTGTCCCCTAAAATCAACACCAACACCCGAAACTTTATCAATTCCAAGACCAATTGCAAAATTTCTTTTTCCAGCATCAACTGAGGTAAACTGTTGCACACCACTACTGTTATAAATAACTTCATCTTCACCACCAAAGTTAAGCAATAATGGCTGGTTGACTAATTTAGTCTTCTGTCCATAAGTTGTCATTCCAACAGCATTTAAGGCATTTACTATAACACCAGTTTCTGGTCTGCCTTGCTCACTCTGTGTTTGGACATCTAGATCATAATCAAGTCCTAATTTTAAGCCACCACGAGAAAATGAAACTTTCTGTAAAACAGCAGTACCAGTATAAGTCTGACCAGATGCATTTGTAGTCTGTAACATAGATGTTGAAAATCCATCTTGACTATAATTATTTGCATGAGATACTGGAAGGAAATTGTGGAAAATGTCTAAAACACCAGAACTTGCTAAATTATATGTCTGGGTTGCATCGCCACTATCAATAACAGAATAAAGGTTGTTATAAGAATTGTACTGGAAAGCACCACTTCCAGCAACTGAAAGGGCTTGTTGACCTTGGGCATCTGGGACAAGGAAGTCGCCAGTAAGTGAAAGATCGCTAATTTGATAAAATGCACCGCCACCCGTTCCAGCATCAGCACCAGAAAGAAGTTGCTGATCACTTGCTAATTCTAATTGTAAGGTAAGACCACGAACACCATTAACACCCATTGGTATAGCAGTACCACTTTGGAGCATACCAGCAAGTAACTGGACTGAGAATGAAACTGAATTATTTATTAAATCACCAGTAACACCTTCAAGTCCAGAATTAAGTTCTGTAACACCCTTAGATTGTAAGAAATCTTCGGTTGAATGAGTTGAGGGGAATACTGTGGCACACATACGACCATATTGTCTAACTGATTCTAAGGTCTGGTTAGTATCATTGGAAGCAATTGAAACATTCTGGAATATTCCATTTACACCAACACGGGAATTAATTTTTACTTTTCCAGTGGTAGCACCACCAGCACCACCACGGCTCTGCACTATGTCACCATTACCAAGTAATGCCCCATTAGCATCAAAAATGGTAAGTGTTCCATTTACTCTAACACTGGATGCACGAAGTAATTTACTTGTAGAACCTATATTGAAGGTTATTATGGGATTACCCTTTCTAAATGAATAGGTATTGTCGGCTGGTTGGTTAGAAGGCAAGATTTCAAACTTTTCAACAGATGCAATATTTGTAGCACTCA